GAACATCAGCGCGATCAAAAACAACTTGACAGGTGCTGGGTTTTAGAGTAAACTAAAAATATGCGAATTAGAAGACCCCTTCGATGCGCGAAAACCGTTACCGCAAGCGCGGCAGAATGGAATGAAATTAAGGAAGGAATAAAAGAAATAGAGAGCAGCAAATTCACTACGCTTGAGAAGCTAAGGCATGGTCTCGAAAAAAGAAAAAGGGACTCAGATGCTAGCAAATAGAACCACTGATCCTGTGGGCACCCCCCTTAATTCATACATAATAAATGAATTAAGCTTCTTTTCGTCGATAAAACCGGGCATATTGAGCACCCCCCTTCTCCCCTCTCGTGACGAGGTGGGCTCCAAACCCGCCCTATTGATATAGATAATAAATATTAGTTAAATATATATAGATAGATAATATAGATAGATAATATAGTATAGATATTAGTTGAATATATATCAGTTAATATGTTAGTAGTTAATACTAATATTAGTGATTAGTGATTAGTATTAATATGAGTTGACTTATGGCTTACTTATGAGAAACAAAAGAGATAAGCTAACATTCCAGGGAAAGCAATCGCGGTTCCCGAAAAACATGATCTTCTAGTCTTCAGTTAATTCGAGGTTGTTGTTTGGGTCGCATAAGAATTATTATGTTAACTGACAGGCGAAATAGTGGAGTAGTGGTGGGCGGTTAAGATTTTTTTTGATCTATGCGCCAGGGGGGTGTCCTATTGACGGGTGGTGGTTGTGCATATATAACCTCATTCACTTTTTACTGAGCAAAATTGAAATACGGGGGAAGATGGTCAATGATGGAGCGTAGTCGATTCACGGGTTAACATCTTGATAAATAATGGGATGGGGGTTGACAATTGGGGTTTAAAAGGGGGATGAATTGACCTGCCGGGAATCTTATTGTCAACTAGGCCGGGAGGGTCGAGATTTAGCCGATTTCGAGTAATTTCTTATTCAATTTGACGGGATTGGTTTGTAATAGTCACTGACCCTCATTTTGGGCGTCTGTAACTTGTTTAGAATCAATAGGATTTTTAGCACAAAACTGTGGGGGTGCGTAGGTAGATATGGGTTTTTTACGTGATTCTTGTAACTGTTGTATAATCAACTGTTTATCGAACACGGGAAAATTGACCAATTCGAGCAAGGCGAGGCTTGTAGGCGTTAGTGGCCTCGTTCCCAGCTCCATTTGGGTAACAAGGGATTGAGAGATCCCGAGTGCAACGGCCAGTCGTTGTTGGGACCAACCCATTTTCTTTCTTGCTTTTTTCAGTAATACGTTTTGATTTTCGGCCTTACCCTTTTCCTTGAAAGACCGAAGTTTGAATTCATAATCTTTTGTATCCCGGAATGATGTTTTCAATAATTCTTCCTCTGTTCTGATTTTTTCGACAAGATTATCTGTACACCGCCAGCATACCAATTCCCTCGTAGGATCAACATTTCCGTTTACTATATTTCCACAAAGGGAACAGATACATTCTCTTTTGCTTTTTTTCATCTTTATAGCTCCCATATTGATCGGGCTGATAATATCATTGGGAACAACTAAAGTCAAGTCAGGGTTGTATTTTCTGTTCGGTAATGATGAGGGCGGCAAATAAACCTTGATCGTTGGCAAGGAGTTTCATGGTGATGCGACGACCATCTTTATCCATGCTTTTGGCAAAGGTGTTGGCTCGATCCACCAGGGTGTCTGGCGTATCTTGTCCACGTTCCAAATACGTTTCAGATATGACGGTCCAGAAATGGTCCGATTTTGAAACGGGAAGCAAGGGCGAGTAAATAATGATTAGGCAAAGCAGGGCCGCTATTACGAAGGCAATCGTAAGGATTTTAAATTTATTCATAATTTTCCCCTTATTCGTCCAGGTCAAGTTCCACCTTATCGGCCTCATCCCGTTCTTCGTCTTTGCGTTCCTTGTCGGAATCGCCGCGTTTGTACCGCCAGGAATCCTTCAAGATTGGGTCATCGGGTTTGGTGGTTCCTGGGGCATAACAGAAGACTTCTCCGTAGGCCAGGGCATCGACAAGATCACGAAAGCGGTAGTCGGGGAACAGAATCAGTTGTTCTTTGGTCTTGACATAATTGCGAAGGAACTTGAGTTTCTTTACCTTGAGTCGAGGCAGGAGGCGAAGAATCCGAGTATCCTTATCTTTGTCGGTCTTGAGCGGTACGGCATAGATCGGCTTCCAACCATGCTTTTCCGCGGTTAGCTGGAGGACGGACCAGAAACCTTTTTGGGTTGCCATAGCCTCAACGCCGATAGATAATGGGTTCCACTTGTCCCGGTATCCATAAAGATCCTTGGCAAATTCATACCAATCTTCCTTGGCCTGATATTCGTCCAGGTGCCACCAGGTATCCGTTGCGTCCACGCCGATTACCTGAAGGGCCGAGAAACAATCTTTCCTTTCTTCCCCGATGGCCAGATCCACCATGATGAAGATGTTTAGTTTTTCAAGCCAAGGCTCAAGGTCTTTTTTGGGAAGATCGTAGAACTCAAATAGGGATTCTTTAAAGGGATGGCGGTCGGGGTCCAAGGGCTCACAAAGATACTCGTTATAGTAAACATAAAGTTGCCCGATGGCGGCGTAATATTCTTTAAGTTCAACTAGGGCCCGAGCATCTTTCCATTCCGGCCAGAGGGCAACTCCCTGGGGGGTTAGGGCCCCATAACGTTTAAACAGAACCCCAGGATAGCGGGCTACCCTCTGGATTAGGCAATCGGCAGTAACCGGTGTCGATATCATAAAAATCTTACCGTGGTCGGCTAAAGCCGGAATTACCTCTTTTGAGAACCAGCGTTCATCCTTATCAACATTGGCCGGATTTTCCGCTATTTTGATATCCTCGGGGTCATCCACCACTATCAGTTGTGGTCTTTGGTAAAGATATTTGATTCCCAAAACCTGTTGCCCGAGTCCACGTGCCAGAATCTTGCAATGAATATTCAGGCGGTCATTACGGAGTATGATTTCGTTTTCCCCCCACTTCTCTAGTCCTCGGCAATCGTAGAAAAACAACTTAAAGACTTTGTTATTATCAGACTCAAATTTAATGGTATTGATTCGATCAGCCGCAATCTCCTCGGTCTTGGAAATGAACATAATGAAGCGCAACTGACCGAAAACAGCAGCATGGAACGTCAGGAATTCCGATAGCGTTGATTTGGCGGAGCCACGAGGGGCTTCATAGGCTTGAATGTTATGAGGAAGAAATTGGAAGTTCCTGATGATTTCCCGGTGGAACTCCGGGCTTTTTTTACTGAAATAGTACGGGAAAAAATACTTCATCCAGCTTGCGGGGTCCATTGCCCATTTCACGTAAAGATTGGCAAGGGATTCCTCGTCAAGTTCCTCTGGAAGTTTTAGATCAATATCTAGGTCATCCAGATTTTGTGTCGTCTGAACATATTTCCGCATCGTTCACCACACCTGTGCCGGCATATCTCTTGGCCTCTAGTGCCCGTTTCTCTTGAACAATTTGCAATAGTTCGGAATACTTCTCCGGGGATAACATGAAAACGAATTCCCGTCGTTCATGAATATCCTGTTCTTGTCGCGTTGTCTCTTTCCAGTCCTCAACATATTGCAGAAATAGCTTTTGAGCCCTGGGATCTCCCGCCTTGGCCTTATCAACTATGGCAGAAATGATGGTGGAGGTGAATTCTTTAAAGTACATACGCCGATATTTGTCAACTTCTTCAAAAAATCCAGTCTCTTGCTTTATTCTTGACAACCTTTCCTGCGTAACATCTAAAATTTCTGCAAGATCCTTCTGCGTGGGCGGAATTCTATGTTTGTCTGGTAGGGCAAGCCATCGGGTTAGGGCTTCTCGGGTCGTATATTGTTTCCAAAGTGCCGGATCATAGAGGGGTTTTGTCATTTTATTTTGCGCACGGAGCGAATACAGCCCTTGGGAATGGAGAGAAGATCCTGAAAGTTGTCATCCTCACTTAACCCGTGAGCCAGGACCATGTATTTCTTGCTTTCTCGGACTAAATACCCCACGCTTTTACACACAATCCCCCGTTGTGCCATCTCTCGGATATCTTGATCACATTTCCAACCGTTTTTTGAATAGGCATCATTCCAAATTATCTCTACGGGGGGGAATTTGGTGAACGAATGAGTGGTTTTCATGGTTTTTTGGGAAAAGTCATCAAGATTTCAGGACAATGTTTGAACATTTCGGTTCCGGCCCATACAAACTTTTCCTCTTTGGGAATATAGATCAGGAAATAGCTGTAGGTGAGTTTTCCGGGAACGACCTCATTCAGATATGCCTCAAAAGCTGTTAGGGTATCACCCTTTTTCAGCCCTAATTCCGGCACATCCAACTTGGCTTTGATTTTTAACGGTTGCATATTACCCTCCTGTTAAATAATCCGTAACGCCGAGTATGCCCCTGGCTACATAGGCCCGCATAGCACGGTTGTCGTTATCCAAGTAGGCCTCCAATGCCTGATGATGTTCGGTAAGAAGGATATCTACCCTGATTTTTCTCAAGATGCGTTGGTCTAGCGGACGTGGTTCTTTGGTAACCGGGTCTTCTACGAGCCGATTGATTTCCCCCTTGCAGAAAATTCCCCATCGTTGTGATTTGTCCAGGTACCTGACTTCAAGATCGGGATTGATAGTTCTGAGTTCCCTAACGAACCATCCCGGCGGAGAGAAAAGCCCCCTACATATTGTGTCCATATCATCAACCCCAACTAGTATAATACGAGCCCGGTTATAATTTGTCAAGTTTTTGGGTCAATTTGTGATAAAAATGTAACCATAACGGCATTTTTATTCAAGCCTCTTGACATTTTAGAAATTATGTGTTAATCTATTTGTGTAGAGGGCGTGGTCAGGGTTGGGACGCTCGAGCATAAACCACGTAACGCAAGGGGGGATATGGTATCAAACATAATTTTAGCACTTCTTTTCGTTTTTTTAATGGTGTTCATTTATTTTGAACATCGTGTTCACCTGAACACCATTACCCACCTGATCAAAGTAATCTGTAACCTAGAGGCCTTTGTTCTCGGGGTTCCGGCGGAAGACCTGAAAACATTTACGGAACAGCCTACTCGCAAACAGACTCGTCCTTCACCGCCCAGTGAAACACGGGATTTCGATGAAGATTTCGGGGAGATCAAACCCCCGAAGGATGAATCCGAAGTCTAATGCCTGGTTTCAGCAAAGACAAACTGATTGAAAGGGTAGATAACATCTACCTTAACCACTCCATCCGCGCAGTCTATCATCCCGAATGGCATACCGCCCTTTCCTTCTTTGAGGGTCACCAGTACAAGAAATGGGATAAGAATGTTGGCCGACTAATTGAAAAAGACCCCCAGGCATTAACCCGCAAGATGACGGTCAACAAGATTGAGAAGATCGTCACAACTTTTGTTGCTCATTACCTGAAAGAGCTTCCCACCTGTATTGTCAATCCGAACAGCAATACCCCGGAAGACGTGAACGCTTCCGATCTTAGCCAAAACGTCTTGCAGGTTGAATACGTCCCCAAGCTTGAGCAGGTTTTGGGTGAGTATTTTTACTGGAAATATACCATCGGTACGGGAATTAGGGGTTTATTCTTCGATGATTCCGCGTCCGGGGAAGTCAAGATTCCTGTTTATAATGACGCGGGCGAGAAGATAAATGACTCTATCGTGACGCTTCCAGATATCGGACAGTTATATTTACAGACGATCAATCCGTTTAATTTCTTCCCGGTAGGCGGATCTCGGATTGAAGATTGTCAAGAAATTCTTTATGTCGAATCCCTGCCGATAGAGGTGATTGCTGAGAGATTTGATTTTGATGCTACCCCCGAAAATGTTGAATCGGGCCAGATGACGGGTTCCTATCCCCGAGATTATAACGAGTTTCATTATGAAACCTTTGAGGAACGGGCTAATGTCTATCACTACTGGCGACAAGCCTCTAAAAAATTGTCGAAGGGTTTTTACGGTTTGGTCATAAACAAGAAGATTGTTAAAGATAAAGAGAATCCCTATATCCAATGGGGATATCCGTATCCCTTTTTCAAGTCCTGTGCTATTCCCATACCGGGAAGATTTTGGGGCAAGAGTCCAGTTGAACTCTTGCGCAAGACCCAGATCGCTTATAACTATGTTTACTCGCTCCTGATTCAGACGATGGAACGTATGGGCAAGCTCAAATGGATGGTTCACAAATCTAACCCCATTGAAGACGGGGCACTAAATTCCAAGATCGGTGAAGTTGTCTACTATGGTGGGCCATCCGGGACAATGCAGAACCCGCCCATTCAGGCAAACCTGAATCCCGTCCCCTATTATTACTTTCAGCTTTTGGAGTGGCTTGAGAAAGCCTTTGAAGATATTTCGGGTTTTCATGAGGTTAAGTCGGCGCGACTTCCCACCGGAGCCAACAACCCAAGTGGGGTTATGGTCAATCTGCTTTTGGAACAGGATGAAACCAGGCTAACTCCGGCAATTAAGGAGTACACGAATTCAGTGAAACAGGAAGCCCGACTTTATCTGAAAATGGTTCAGGACTTATATGCCGAAGATAGAATTTTGAGAATCGGCGGGGCAGAGAAGGAAGCTCTTATTCTTGATTTTAAGGGAGCAAATCTTCGAGGCAATGATGATGTAAGCATTGAGCTTGCGCCTATTTTATCGGAAAGTCGTTCGACCTGGGAACAGTTTGTGTGGCAAGCCCTGAGTCAGGGTGTCATGGATGCTAGAACTGCTATTCGCAAGCTCAAGCTTGAACATCCCAAAACAATGGTCAATGAGTTAATAGACGAACAGTTGGCACTTCGAGAGAATACGGAAATGCGGCAGGGCAATGAAAGGATTGTTGATGAATTTCACGTTGACGAAATTCATTTACCGATACATGAAGGTTTTATGAAGTCTAAGACTTTCGAGAATTTGCCCAATGAGATTCAGGGAATTTTCCAGAAACATCGGGATGAACATTTACAGAATCAGGCCAAGAAATTTCAGCAACAAACGGCTGCAATGCAACAGCAACAAATGGCGGGACAGCCTAACAACCCCGGTGGGGGGCCACAAGGACCCGAATCGGGAACGTCAGGCCAAGTCCAGCCTACACAATATTAAACAAAAGGGGGAAGCATGAGTGAGGAACTCAAGGGCCAAGACCAAGGCCAACCGCAAGGAGCCGGGGCCAGCCAGAGTCAACCGGGAAGCGGAACCCAAAATCTCTCGGGTAGTCAATCACTAACCGATGAGGCTTTAGTGGAACTGCCGACGGGAGAGAAAGTTACGATAGGGCAACTCAAAAAAGAGCGACTGATGGAGGCCGACTATCGTAAGAAAACCACAGAACTTGCAGATGAACGCCGGAGGCTTCAGGAAGAAAAAATCAGGCTTCAGGCTTACGCTGAAGCAAGCCAGGCAAGACCGGATGCCGGGGCAGAGCAAGAAGAACTGGCCCCGGAGGAAGTTCTTATGCGGGGCCTTCAGACGGCCATCGAAAGACAAAACCGCTTAGAGGCTATTTTCGCCAAGAACTACCTAGAAAGCCAGATTGACAAACTGAAGCTCACGTATCCCGAAGCTGATGCGGAAGATGTTTTCCGTTCTTGCTGGTCTAACCGTAATGTCGTCATTGAAGACGAAATGAAGCGAAGCCATGAAAAGATCGCCACCAAGACGATCAAGCCGGAAAAGCTCGATGCGAAAACCATTGAAGAAATTGAACGGCGTGGTTATGAGAAGATTCTGGCTCAAAAGAAAGCGGCGGCAACCGGGTCCGGTGGAGCGGGTTCTGGTAGTGGCGTGGTCAACCAATCCAAGGAACCAGCCAAAACTTACGAGGAAGCCGGAAAATCCCTTCGCGCCGAATTGAAAGCTCTACGTGACGCCGGCGGCGAAGAAGAATAAAAACTTTTTCGCGCTTTTTCTTTTTTTAAACTTTTTTAACGAGGTAAACACACATGGCCATTACTGGTGCAACTTATTCTACTATCGCAAAAGCCCTGAAGACCCAGTACCTTCCCGTTCTTCAGAAACAGGTCGAGAAAGAGGTTCAGACCTACGACCTTTTCAAGAAAGAGAGCGAGGGGGTCAATTCTCAGGACTTCTATATCAAGATGTTCAAGAGCTATCCCCAGGGTGTTGGTCCTGCGGCCCGTGGTGAAGCGTTGCCGACTCCCAGTCCGGCGGGTTACGAGGAAGCTAAGGTTTATACTAAGGACAATTACGGCGTCGTGGAATTCGATGCCAAGATCGAGGACGAGGGCTCTGGGATCGTGGACATCATCGACTTCGAGATGGAGGCAATGCAAGAATCCTTCATCAAGGAACTCAACTTCCAGCTTGCTTATGGTGGACCCGCCGGTGCGCGTTCTACCGTTGCGTCTTTGTCGGGCCAGGTCATTACCGTTGATGCTCCTGTTGGTCGAGAAACCGAATTCATTTATCCCAATATGTATATTGACGTTTACAATGGAGCCTCGGTTCGCCAGGGAGGACTCAAGGTCACCGTGGTAAACAAGGCCACCAAGGAGATTACCGTTGTCGGAACGGTTACGGGCATTGCGGACGGCGATCTTATCTATCGAGCAGGCGCGAAAGATCTCGGCATGATGGGGCTTAATACCCTCATCGGTAACACGGGTACCATCCAGAATATCGACTCCGCAGCCGCAGGAAACGACTGGTGGCAGTCCATCGTCGTGGACAAGTCGAACAAGTGGGGTACAAGCGCAGCAGACTTCCTGGATTCAATTCAGGACATCATCGATCAGATTGAGACTCAAGGCCCCAATGCCAAGGTCAATCTGATTTATGGATGGCCGCTTTTCACCCGTCAGTACGTTTCAGTCCTCGAGGCCAAACGACAGATCGTCAACACTCTCGAATTCAAGGCCGGACGCAAAGGGATTGCCTATGTCAATGTTGACAGGGAAATCCCGATTCTCAAAGACAGATACCTTCCTTACTACACGGTCTTCTTTCTGGATACCACAAAAATCAAAATCTATACGCAGAAAGGTATCCATTGGGAGGAAAAGGGCGGTGGAATCCTCAAGGTTCTCGAACGGAAGGACATTTACACGGCCTGGTTGAAATTCTATGCTGAAATGGGCACCGTGCAGCGCAATGGTGCCGGAAAGTGGATCAATGCTGGAACGACCGTCGGGGATTACTCCTGAGAATTAGTCAAATCCATTTTCGTCATTCGCTATAGAGATGCGGGGGGACGGTTCCAAGACGTCCCCCCCCGTCTCGTTTTTAGGGGGGTTGCGATGAAAAAATATTTTTCCATCTTTTTGGGATTTCTTCTTTTGTCCTTTCCGGCCTATCTCCTATTTGCCAATACCCATGTTGCTTTTCTCGCGGCGGATATTTCCGTCAATGCCGGCACTACTAAGGTCAACGGGACAGATTTCACTTCAGCCGAGGTCTATATAGCAAATCATGGCCTGAAAGAAGTTAGTGCGATCAAGATTACATTCACTAGAGCAGCCGGATCTTCTTCTACGGTTGATTTTGAATTTCAGGTTTCATTGGATGGCGGAACTAGTTGGTCAACTGCTTATTATGTCAAAGTACAATCTACTACAGACGAAACTGCTGTTTCCAATGTTGTTCGCAAAATCCAATTAGTTAATATTTACGGCATTACTCATATCCGGCTTTATCGTGTTGTCAATAACGATTCGGGTAATAACCTAACGGCGGTCAACGCCTCAGTCAGTTTCTAAAAACAAGGAGTCGGCCTTGAAGAAAATCCTAGCGATTTCTAGTATTCTACTTTTCTTTTTACTATCCCCATTTTTGGCCTTCGCCACCCAATACTACGTTTCTAAGACTGATGGCAGCAATGGGTATAACGGTCTCTATCCTACCTACCAGGGTGGGGTAAACGGCCCGTGGCTGACCCTCTCTTACGCTATGACGAACGGCTGGGGGGCGGATGCGATTGTAAGTGTTTGTACCGATGGAAAATTTCGGGAGACCGTAACAATCCCGAGTTCGGGCACGGCGGGTCACTACAAAACACTCAACACCTATGGTACGGGGGCAAAGCCTCAAATTCTTGGTTCAACTCAGCTCACCGGCTGGACCCCAGATACCGGCCATTATGTCTGTACCTCTTCATTGACCGTGGCGCTTTACTTTATCAACACCAACGGCACGGTCAAGTGGGGCCATAAAAAGGCGAGTAAGGCTGCCTGTATTGCCGAATATGACTGGTACGGAAACGGGACAAACATCTGGTGTTTCGTTCCTGCTGGTGGGGAGCAAGACCCCGATAGCCGATACATAAGTATTGAGGGTGCGACCAGGGATTATTGCATCAGCAATGCTAAGACATATATCACGATTGATGGGTTCGAAACAGCCTATGCGGTTCAGGCTGGAATTTGGTTTGACGGCACCACCGCCAACTACGGCATCATTAAAAACTGCCTCTCTCATCATATTGGAACATACCCGACTGGATATAATGCGGGTGTCGGAGACTGCATAAGGTTCACAGCAAGTTATGGTTTAATCCAATCCAGCACTTTGCATGACGGATCTAATCATGGGATTTATGTCCATGAGAAAAGCGGGCAAAATTGTGTCAATAATATCATAGAGGGCCTTCACGTTTACGATTGCTACCACGTTGGCATCGACGTTTTGATTTATTTCACCGGCAGGCTCGGAAGTGGTCATATTGTTCGCTATAATTACGTCTACTGTACGGATGATTGGGACAGTGTTTCCGGCGTTGATATGGGAGGCATAAGTCTCCACAACCAATACACAGCCAGCAATTTAGATGCCTGCCAGGTCTATTACAACGCGATCTGGAACATGATGGGGAAGGGGATCGCAGTCGAACACAACGTGACCAACACCATCATCGAAAATAACACTTGTTACAAATCAAATCCGAATTGCGGGGCAATTTATGCCCCTGGAATTTACGTCGCTCTCAGTGCTACTTCCGGAACAGTTCTTAAAAATAATGTTTCGGTCGACTGGAAAGACGAGTGCCTGTTTGTGGGAGCCCGTGCAAATGTGTCTGGCTGTGATAACAACTGTTGGTATCAAAGTGCGGGCGGGACGGCTGTTTATACCTACACGGATATTAGCCCAAACTCTTTCCATTATGACGATTTTACTCTTTGGAAAAGTAAAACCGGCTGGGGCACTCCGTCTGGATACGCGGATGCCGCCAGCAAGTGGGAAGATCCGAAATTCGTTTCAACGACTGACTATCATCTTCAAGCAAGTTCTCCCTGTATAGATACTGGCATTGCTGTTGGCCTTACTCAAGACATTGAAGGGTATTCCGTACCCACGGGCGGAGCGCCTGACATGGGGGCATACGAGTATCAAGGAACCGTTGAAATCAACATAACGGACGGGGTGAATAATATTGCTGATGGTGGGACATTTGATTTCGGTTCAAGGGTTGTTGCTTCAAATACAGATCAGGAATTCACCATCCAAAACCTCGGCACTGCCGACCTAACGCTAAGCGGTTCTCCGATCATTACTATCACAGGGACCAATGCGGATCAGTTCAGTGTCCAGGTGCAGCCGACGACTCCGATTACTGGTGGTAACCATGTTCACTTCACTTTGAGATTCACTCCGACCACGGCCGGGGCGAAGGTTGCGGCGATCTCGATTGCCAATAACGACGCAGACGAAAACCCCTATGATATTAACCTTACGGGCACGGGTATTTCAGCCGCCGAGATCAATGTCAAACAAAACACTACCAACATTCCAGATGGCGAAAGCTATGCTTTTGGAAACCAGCGTTTAAGCACAAACACAGATGTTGTTTTCACCATAGAAAATCTAGGTGGATCTGATCTAACTTTAAGTGGAAGTCCGATCATAATCCTCGGTGGAGCCGACGCTTCACAGTTTAGTGTTCAGGCCCAGCCTACCAGCCCTATCACTCCGGGAAATTACACCACTTTTACCATTCGGTTTACCCCAACTTCGATAGGCGATAAAACCGCAACCACTACGATTACCAACAATGACTCTGATGAGGGAACATACGATCTTACCTTCTTCGGAACCGGAATAGCCCCCGAAATCAATATTAAACAAGGGACTGACAACATTACATCTGGCGGGACGTATGCTTTCGGGACGCATGCTGTGAATACAAATACCGATGTTGTTTTTACTATTGAAAATATTGGAACCGATTATCTGACATTAAGTGGCACTCCGATCATAGTTATAACTGGTTCGGGGGCGGCTCATTATAGTGTTGAAGCACAGCCGACAACTCCTGTTTCTGCACCAAAAGGGAGCACAACCTTTACGATTCGGTTTAAGCCAACTTCCACGGGGTTGAAATCTGCATCTATATCCATAGCCAACGATGATACTGACGAAAACCCATATGTCATTAATTTTACAGGAACGGGGGAAGCCGATACTTCAAGTCTTATTTTTCCGGCCAGAACTCCTGAGGTTACTCCTGCAATCACGCCGGAAATAAAATAGGGGGTAAAACATGCCTGCAAAATTAGAACGAAAATTGAAGGCCGAGGCGAAAAAGAAATTTCCGAAAGACGAGGAACGGCAAGATGCCTACGTCGAAGGAACACTTCGCAAGACGGGTTGGATTCCATCGACACAAAAAAAACATCGTAAACGTCATAGCACGTTTGATAAAAACAAGGAGAAAGAAAAATGAATTTAAGCGAAATTATACACGAGCAAGTTACATGGCGGAATCCCGCATCTGATTTTAGATACGGGGGTTGGCACAGATTCTATAGCCGATATTAAACACAAACTTTTCCTACAAGATATCGGCATTGGCATGAACTTGGTTCAATGGAAGGAGAAGATCGGAAGACAATTAATCGCCTGTGAAGATAGGCATGGAGAAATCTTCATTCGTTTGAGGAAAACAAAATGAATAGAGGCGCAATAAGAACACGGGCAAGAATCTTTTTGGACGAACCAGCCGAAAATCGTTGGACTGATGTAAACCTTAACAGTTTAATCGAGGAAGCCAAGAATGAAGTTGCTGCCATTTTCCTTTCCCTGGACGAAAGTTATTATCTTAAATCTGACCATTTTGATCTTGAAGCCGGAAAAGAACTTTATGACCTCCCTGCCGATTTTATCCGGCTCAAGGAAATTCATGACGAGGATGAAGAAGTCCCCGTCAAGGTTTCTGCTTCAAAGCGCGTAGAGTATTTAAGCCGTGGCGAACTGGTTGCTTTTTATTTTGAGAAAAGCCAAATCGGGTTTTTGGATATTCCAGCCCAGGCAGAAGTTATCAACTATAAATATGTTTATTCGCCGGCAGAGTTGTCAGATGACGATTCAATTCCAGATGTACCCGTGTATTTGGGGCATGACCTGATTGCCGTTCTCACGGCTATTCAGGCCCTGGATCTGGACGAAGACGAAGATAATCCACTCATTCGGAAAGCACAGCGACTTGAAGACAGGATACGGACTACCTATTACAAACGGACAACCCATCTTCCTCAGTACGGTGAATCGGACGAGGAGCTTGATCCGATAGACGATTGACGATGAAAAGAAAAAGAGGGCTCACACCTACCGACAAATTCAATTTCGGCGGTGGTCTGGTTACGATGATGGCTAAGACCAGGCTTGCTCCTAACCAACTTGTTGCCGCAAAGAATGTCAATATTTATGTTGACGGCGAGATCGAGGTTCGCGGTGGGTGTGCGAAAGTTTCAACCGTGGCTTTCGGGACAGAGATTGATCGTTTTATTCACTTCAAGACAGATGTCTACGACAAGATCGTGGCTTATGGTGGAACATATATTAAGCGATTAGACAAGGGCACGCCTGATGTTTGGACACAACTTGACGGGTCCATGCCCGATACAGAGGAATTGCGAAGTTTGGATATAGGTCAAAACAAATTGTATATAGGGGCAACAGATAGCATCGGGGTTAGAAAGTATGTCCGTAATCAATCTGCCCTATGGAAGGCCGGGATCACAAAACCCGCCGCCGCTATTACCGCAGCAGATGGTGGGGCAGGAGTCCTGAGTGGTACTTATTACTGGTACTGGACCTATTACAATTCTCTGACGGGCGAAGAAAGCGACCCCTCCCCCATCTCGGGAGTTCTCGTGGTCACGGACAAACAGGTGACGTTGAGTAGTTTCGTGGCCAGTACGGATCCACAGATTGACAAGATTAGGATATATCGAAACCCCACGGGTGTTTCTACCTGGTACTATGTTGGGCAAAAGACCAACGACGTCAATAACTTTACGGACAATGTGGCCGATAATAACCTAGGCCCAGAGATTAGTTTTAAAAATGGCGAACCTCCCAAGGCCGCAATTCTCAGGTACCATCTTAACCGTATGTTTTATGTCAATGCGGACTATCCGAGTCGGCTCTATTGGTCCGAGGCGCTGTTGCCCGGATCGGTTCATATCAACAGTTGGCAAGGCATTGAAGACAGGGATGGTGGAAAAATCCTTGCACTCGGTTCCAGTTATGACAATATCATAGTCTATAAAAATACGGGCGTCTTCTGCTTTTCCTTTGATGTCGGTAATCCCGACAATAGTTCCTATATTCCCCTCACAAGCGAATACGGAATCGTGGCTCCGATGTCGGTGGCTCATGTTGGTGAAGATGAAATTTTTCTATCCTCGGAAGGGCTGAAGCTTATCACCAATGGCGGAACAAAGATTGACGAAATAGAGATTCCCATTATTGTTCCAGAGGGCATGAAAAATATCAATCCCATCACCAGCATTTTCAGAGAGTGCAAACAGGATGCAATATCAAAGGCCGTCGGCATCTATTATGAAGCCAAAAATCAATATCATATCTCGGTTCCCTATTACTCGAATAGCAATAATGACTTAACCCTGGTTTGGCACAAGGACGTAAATGCCTTTACCATTCACGAAGATTTTAACGTGAAGGCTACGGGACTCTACCGCGAATATGATAACCGGTTGCTCTACCGAAGCCATAATGATCAATACATTTATCAACATGACATTGGGTTTACCGATGATAACGTGGATATTACCTTCAAATTGCAGACGGGATGGAATACCCTCGATGGAATCAATGACCGGAAAAATATTCGTCTGATGTTCCCGACTGTTTATGGGGCAGACGGCGTGGTTCTAAACTATAAGATTTTCAAGGATTTTGAAATAGATGGCCCGGTAGTTTCATTGACTCACCAGGGAGCTTCCTATTGGGGGTATGCTCATTGGGGACAGAACTATTGGGGGGCTGCCGGGGAAGTGACATATCGAAAACCAACCTGTGTGAAGGGTCGCATCTTCTCAACGCAATTTTATGGCACGGTCAATAAGAAAGTCGGACTTGCCGATTATCAGTTTTTCTACCAGCCAAAGAGTTTGTAATGAAGATACCGTTTGTTTTGGGAGAAGTTAAAAGCGATAAGAACTTTGAACAAGTAAACTCTGCCCTTGAACAAGCAAACTCTGCCCTTGAAGGCAAAGAACCCGCTATTACGCCCGGAGGGCCAGACCAATATTTGACAGGAGATAAAAGTTGGCGGACGGTTTGGCCCGTAGGATCTGTTTTTATCGCTGTCGTAGCGACAGATCCGGCAACACTCTTGGGGTTTGGAACGTGGAGCCGAATTGCTCAGGGTAGAGTCCTCATCGGACAGGATGGCGCAGATACTGATTTTGACGTTGCCGAAGAAACCGGAGGTGCGAAAACAATAAATCTTGCCCACACGCACGATGATCACACTCAGGTGGAGGCTAGGCAGGGAACAAGCACCGGGAAGGTTTTGACCGGCATAGGGGCAGACAATCATACTCTCCATGCGTCAAACTTAAGTGCGACTCAGAGTATCATGAATCCATATTTCGTGGTTTATATCTGGAAAAGAACAGCATGATAAAAAATGAGCAAGATGATCCCCCGCTTAAAAGGAGTGTTCTATCTCTGCTTAGGGATATGTACCGATATACTTATTTGTCTGTACTACCGAGCCATCTCAAACCGCATTTTCTGGCTGGCCGTCTTAATGTCAATTTTGGTTACAATCGTTCCCTTTTTGGTTACAGAGCGGGGAATAATGACTAAATGCAAGTGGATTTTCGCCTGGTATGCTATAGGCGCAGGCATAGGAACCATGCTCGGCATGATGATTAAACTTCAATGACCAACGAATTTGACATGATTTTTGAAAGGGCAGGTATTGATTATCATGTTAAACCCTTGCTACTCAAGGCCATTGCACTTCGAGAATCCAACCTAGATCCCAAGGCCTATCGTTATGAACCCGATTATTGGGAAAACTATTTGAAACACCTCGACTCCTGGAAAGACAAAGAGCCAACGATAGTAGCCGCGTCCTATGGACTTATGCAGATACTTTTTACAACCGCAAGTGGACTTGGCTTTGTGGGAACGGCTGAAGAACTTTACGATCCTGCTGTCAATATTGATCTGGGAGCCAAATTGCTGAAACAGTTACTGGACAAAGTATTGTCGAGAAAGCAATATGAAACATTTCCGTGGCTTTCTCCCCTGTCAATAGTACTTGCACAATATAACGGTGGAGGCTGGGAAAATCCTGACATAGAAGGCAATCTGAGAAATCAGAAATATGTAGATTGTATTTGGACAGAATGGGAAAAATTAAAAACAGAAGAAAAAGAACCATCTCTTGCTTGACACGGGCAGGACAGGGTTTTTGAAACATATATTTATCTCAAAAGGGGGTTACTATGAGTTTCGATCCTAACATTGTCGCGGCCATTCTTGCACTAATCGCAGGACCGATTGTGTCCTTCGTGGTGCAGGCGATTAAATCCTGGTTGAAATGGGACGGTGCGAAAGCGCTTGGCCTTTCCGCCGGGATTGCCTTTGGTGCTACTGCCGTTTATCTGTTCCAGTCGCACGCTTTTAGCCTGATCGGTTTTGTCGGTTATGGCCTTTTGGTCTTCATCGAAAGCACCGGCGTTTATAAGTTCAAGAGTCAATAACGTCAGCTTATAAACTCTAAGGCTTATAACTTTTTCGGTCGGCAAAAGGGGAAAGTCATGAAAAGAGTATTCTGTGTTTTTCTCGCCTTGCTGATGATGGGGGGGGCCCTGCTTGCAGACGTTTCTCCCAAAACCATGAAGGAAATTAGGCAAGCGACCTGTGCGATTGTCAGTTATTTTGAAATAAACGAGACAAAACCGATGCAAGGACGGCAGGGAGAATCAGGGAAAAATCATCCATTTATCACGGTTCCGTTAGGCCGAATACAAGACAGTCCTAACTATCTGGTGGCCTACGTCGGCGCGGGGACGTTATTGAAAGATAACTTTATCCTTACCGTGCGGCACATGATTATCTCGGAAAGCGGAGAAGACGCGACTAATATCTATGCCATATTTGAAGGCATAGATCATCCAATCGGATGCAATGTTGTTGCCGTCAGCAAGGGAGAAAAATTTTGTGATGATTATGCGATTTTGAAGCCACGGGAAAATATACCCAGGAAGGGTTTGAAAATCGCCAAACATGAATTCAAATATGGTGAATGGATCGTCTTCAATGGCTCCGCGGGAGGCCTGGCTTTTTTTGCCAGAGTGGGACATGCCATTGATTTACAGAGTTATTTTTACAGGGATGATAATACCAACACCCTCCACCTGGGAACTTTTGAAGCCTTCCCCTTCTTGACGGTTTATCCCGGTGGCCCCGGTGATTCGGGGGGCTCAATTAAAAACGAGGACGGAGAGATTATCGGGCTCATGTACTGTGGAATTGCGGTGTACGAGGAAGAATATGTATTTTCAAATCCCCTGTCAATGTTAAAGGAGTTTCTGTTTAAGTCCGGCTTAGAGGAATTGCTGGAATGACTAAAAAACTTGGTCATTTGACTAAAATATTTGGTTTGTTTTTGACCATCACAAGTCTCTATTCTTGCGTAACATATAACCTGGAAAAGAAACTTAACACTAAGCTTCGGGAGTGGTATTCCATCCATTCCATCCTAATGCAAACCCGCTTGCCCAACGGCCAGATCGAAGCCGTTTATTTCTTGCACCTACCGGAAAATATGCAGATTGCATACATACGTATATTCTGGAAAATCAGGTTTACCTTACTGGATCAGGACAAGGAATTTGAAGCACGGGTTGGGTGGGCGAATCGAATATTTGGGGGAGAGAAAGCCGGAAAGGGATACAGCACTGATCGTGGCCAACTTTTTCTGCTGTGCGGTGCCCCATTTCAGGTTTCCTTTTTTGATTCCAGGGGAGAGGAAGAAGGTTCAATTTTTACGGGCAGCATTGAGCTTGAGCCCGGAACCATCATGGCCTGGTACTACTTCTATGCGGGGCAATTCATAGGGTTTTATTTTGAATCCGACGGTATGGGGGGATGGAGAACCAGCCAAAATTTTAGATTTCCCCATTCGGAAAATCAGGCATATTTCCTGGCTATTTGTCAATGGGAACTTGCCCCAACGGAAGAAGGATGGATGCTCTGGCAACAGGAGGTTACAAAATGAGAATCAAATTGAGATTTCCCTGGAACTCAATTTTGAAAGTTCTGGGATTCGTGTCATCGCTGGTGACCATTTTGCGGCAACTATTTGACACCAAAGACAAAAAGGACAAATAGAATGACCACCAAAGAACTATATGATCTTTTCAAAAATTTTCGGGATAACGATTTTTGTCACCTACAAAAGAAGGTCGATTGGATTTTTTATCTATTGATTACAACCCTTGTCGGCCTAGTTGTTGATCTTCTACTGAAATTCGGCGTGGCGCAGAATTTGGCTAAGACCGTCCTTAAAATCTTTTAGGGAGAAACAAGATGCTTTTAACGATACCGAATACCTTTCAAAACGGAACTGGCGCGGGCAATATCATTGACGCGACCCAGATGAATAGCAACTTTAGCGCGGTTGTGACGGTCCTCAACGGCAACCTTGAAAAGAACAATGTCAAGACCGGATCTTCAATATGCCTGGATGATACCGTTATGACAATTTCGGCGGCCTGGGTCTTTTCGACCAACCCTGTTTTTAACGCCGGGGCAATTGCCGATAATTACTTGACTTCCAATATTCCCAAAAAAGATGCGGCCAACGTCTTTGCGGCCCAGCAAGAGTTTGCGGCGGGTATAAACCTGGATAGGCAGCAAGCTCAAAATTTCGTCTGTGAAAAGGTTGCCAGTCTTCCCGGTGGAACATCCCAAGATATTGGGCGTATTGTCTATTGCACGGGGGATAACAAGTTTTATGGTTGGAATGGAACGGCCTGGCAACAGATTGACTATACGGGCGGATACACGGGCGGGGCGGTTCGTGGCTATTCGGCAACCCTGGACCTGGATAACGGGAACAGTTCAAAACTCTGGTTTAAAACCGAAGGGGCAAGCCCCACCGTCAAGATTGCCCTGATGGGACTTATGTTCCCAAAGCGGTTTTATACGGAACTTGGGTATCACAATCATGGTATTACCGATGGCGGACATGCCCACAATGCCGCCGGAGCTCACAACCATCACGTTGATCTTGGTTCGCATACTCATTCGGGAACCTTCGGGTCTTCAAGTCATACCCACAATGTAAGCGGAACTACGGGAAGCGAATCTTCTCATACCCATGGAGGCGGAACATATAGTACCGGAACATCTGCTACTCACGTCCATCATAGCGTACAAATAGGAAGTGATGAAACAGGGGCATCGGGGGCACATAGCCATACTAACTTTGTTGGTTCTTCCGGCGCGGGTTCAGCCCACAGTCATACCTTTTCAGATACCTCCGACGGACCCTCGGCGACAGCTTCAGTTAGTAGTACCGACCTTGGTGGGGTTTACTCAGCCTATACCAATCCGGGGCCAACGGATTCAGCGATTACGGGCATTACCATCAACGCTGCCGGAATTAATGCCGGGACACTTAGCGCATCTCAAAAACAATATGCCGATAGTCTAACCGTTTCAATTGACGGAACAGATGTTACGGCGGCCATTCTTTCGGCAACGGGTTGGTCACAGATCGGCGACGGTACGGCCACTCATGATTTCCATGTCAGTGGTACAGGGGAGATGAACGCTTCGGCATGGAAAAGCTATGCGGCGGGATTCCATGTTATCGAAATTACAGAGCCGACAACCGATAGGGGTTGCCGGATCATGATTCACATAGAGACTTTTTAAGGAGGATAAAAATGGCGACAAATCCATATTACAGTATGTCAAGTTATCCTACCACGGGAGGCTGGGAAACCATGAGTGGTGGGGGCGGCGGTGGTGGCGGGTCTGCCTTCGATCCAGTAGGTGCAGCTATCGGTGGCGGCCTTAGTTTACTCGGGGGTATTTTCGCGGGAATAGCAAAAGGCAAAAGGCGTAAAGAAAATAAAAAGGCGTATGAGCAAGCCCAAAAGGATTACCAAGCCAGGGCCGGACAGTTATTCCCGGAGCTTTCTAAAGAATCGTTTATGTACAAAAGCCCCGAGTTGAATAACGCCATTCAAGGAGCACTAGCCTATCGCCTCAAGAATATGTTTGCCGATTGGGGGATGCCCGAGGGTAGAACCGGGGGCATGGATCAGCTCAATCAACTTTTTGCCAACCTGATGCCACAACAGCAACCCCAGGCTCAGATTCAACCTGGCGGTGGTTTTAATCCCATGCAGATGCAGGGAATGGGCCAGGGAATGGGCCAGGGAATGGGCCAAAGAATGGGCGGTCCCATGATGGGGATGGGCGGTCGCGGTGGCGGACAAGGCGGATGGTACGGGGATTTTTCGGGTCCGGGAATGGGCGGTCCCATGATGGGGATGGACGGTCGCGGTGGCGGACAAGGCGGATGGTACGGGGATTTTTCGGGTCCGGGAATGGGCGGATCTCGGATGATGTAAGGAGAAATTAAAGTGGTGCAAAAAAATCTATACAAACCATATCCTAATGTTCCGGCCAATCCTTATATTCCAGGAATTCAGGCAAACAATCAAGGGATAGGTCAGGGATGGGGACAACAAAACTCTTCTGGCGCTATACCTAATATAAATCTGCAATTTCCAGTCCATCATGAATTTCAGGGAATTCAACGTAACCAGATGCCGAATTATCAGATGCCAAACATGGGAATGGGGCAAGGCATGGGAATGAGATCACCCTATGCGGGTATGTTCCCAGGGCGGGGAATGGGGATGCAGGGCGGAATGGGACAAGGCGGATGGTACGGGGATTTCATGCGGCAACCGAATCCCGGTTACGGTGTTCCCCTGTACTAAGAGGAGAAAACAATGGCGCAAAAATCTACGAGCGGAGGCGGATATTGGAAAGCCCCGAGTTCTAAAATCAGTTCCCCGAAAGGATGGCAATGGGCTCAAAAGCAGTATTCCCCGCAATTCCTGAAATCTGTTGAAAATACCTACGGTGGTTGGCAGGGACTTGTTGACCAACCCGGCATTGATATGACGCAGCTGCCGAGGACGGCGGAGGAATGGCGGAATTATAAACCGACTTCTCTTGCCGATATGTATAAGGGATTCACGGAAAAGAATCCCCTCATGGAGCAGACCCAGTACAATCAAGCAATGGAGCGGGTACGCGGGGCGGGCGGTGGAGCAATCCAGGGTCTAATGAATATGGCGGCGGCAAGGCCTGGTGGGGCGTCATACGGAGGATTTGATAATAGCGTAGATCAGATCAATAAGGCCATGATGGAAGGCGGTATGGATGTTGCCACTCAACAGGCCATGCAGAATATTGCCGAACAACAGGCAAATCAGGAAAAGCTCATCGGATATACGGGTCAAGATATCGGCAATCAGATGGGTTGGCTTCAGGGCTTGACTGGGGCACAAGGTACCGATTGGTCGAACTATTTAGCGGGTATGGGCCAAAATTTTAATCAGCAATTAGGTGCTTTGCAGGGACAATCGGGTTGGCTGGGCCAGATGACTCCGTATGAGCAATTCAATATTCAGACTCCGCGTCAATGGGCAGCACAGCAAGCGGCGGCAAATTCGGCGGCGGCCATGAATGAGGAACGAATTAATGCAGCCCGTCGTGGCGAGACAATGGGTTGGCTCGATAAACTTATGCAATGGCAGAATCAAGGCGCGAATCAGTATTATGGTGGTCAGCAAGACTGGTTAAATTACGGCCATCAGCGCGGCGATGCTGAGTTGGGCGGGTACAATCCTAGCTGGCTAGGCTGGACTCAAGAGTAAGACAATTTCTGCCCGTAGGTTGATATTGACTAGGTTGAGATCGTCGATTGTACGCGATCCTAGAGCGTTGTTTTTAGCCTGATATGCCCCCGGTGGGGTATTTAGGCAATTTAGGGGGTTTCAATGGACTTTGACTGGGAAACATTCGTTGGTACGGGGGTTCAGCCCGCGTTGAAATGGCTTCAAGACTACATGGGTTATGGTCTGCAATCAAATTTAGAACGCCAGAAGTATATGCAGGATATCAGCAAAATCCAAACCGAATACGGCGAAAGGCGCAGGGGTTCTAAACTTGAATATGACCTGGCCATGAGTCGAGACAAAGGGCTTCAAGACTTTGAAAAGGATATAGCTCATATAAAAGATGGCATAGAGCGGGGTCAAATCGATTATCAAGCCCGGACAGACTTGAGTTTAACCAAGGCCAAGTCGGATGTCTTTATCGGGCAAACTAAGGCCGAAGAAGAAATCAGAACGGCAGAGCAACAGAAACGATACAAGGCCTACGCAGATTCGTTAAGAGGTCTTTATAATCAAGATCCGAAAGCCAAAGAAAACGTTGGTATCAACACGGTAACTCAACTGGGGGAATTAACGGGCAAGATGTTTAAGCATCAATCAGAAGCCGCAACGCGTATCGGAGCCCTGGCTATGCAAGAGGCCGAGTTAAAAAAACAAATCGCCAAGGCAAAGCCCCAGGAAGTTGGTTCGATACAAGAACAGCTGGCAATCAATCAAACCCAAGCGAAAATGTGGAAGACAAATCTGGACCGCATCGCGCAATTCCAGGACGTTGCCGACAGAACCTTAAAGGGACTGCACTCAACCGGAATCACGGAGAATGGACAAATCCCGGATGACAAAAAGCGTCTATACATGGATGGTTTGAGTTATCTCGAAACAAAATACCGGGAAAAGGGGCTAAGTCTGGCCATGTTGCCCGTAGAGAAGATTGCGGAGCGACTTAAGGTTATGTATCCCGATGTCGAAATCACGCCCGACGACCTGAAATTTATTGACGCTAATAAACTTTGGCTTGTCGATTGGATGAATAAACAAACCAAAAAGAAATAATCCCTTCTTTGTTGTCAGCAAAAGGGGAAAGAAATGTATGATCTGTTTTCATTTATAGACGACGATTACGATCAGCTTAATCCGCAAGAGGCCCGTCAACGCAAACTTGATGAACTCATAAACTCAGATATCGCTGCCTATACGCCCCAACCTCCGCCCAAGAAAAAGTCTTTTGCCCGCGAACTTCTGGACCCGCTTTATAGTTTTGCAAGCGGCGTTTATGGGGGAACAGCCAAGGTCTTGGATACGATGAGTTGGTTGACGCATGAACTCAATCCAGCTTTTCCGAGAACTGAGCAATTAACAGATTTACCCGTGCCCTGGTTGCGTCAACAAGAACAGGCCATGGGGGCAGCCGGGTATCCCGAAGGTTCCATTCCACAAAAAGTTTATAGCGGGCTAGGTGAAGCAGCCCCGGATCTTCTGGCATTAAAAGGACTTGGGGCAGCCATGCCCATGGGGGCAGCACTTCCTGCATATGGGGCTGCCCAAGGTGGAAAAGAGGGTGGCTGGTATGGGGCGTTTCAAGGTGGATTAACGGGCGGATTGACCGGGGGAATCCTGCATGGCGTAGGTCAACTTCCTCCCGGATGGCGCATTCCTGCCGGATTCGGAGCCGGGTTTGCCACAACGCCTGGTGGTCTTGAAGAAAAGGTGTCGGGGGGTACAACGCTCGGTGTATTATCTGCCGGGGGCGGCCCGGTCAGCAGTCGTGAATTTTGGGATCGGTACGCCCGAGAACCTAAGCCCCTAACCGAAACCGAAAAGCAAATCCTGAATAACGTCAAAGAGAATCTTGCCTATATCACAGGCAAGAAAAACGTCAGCGAATTCCCTCCGACCGAAGAAATAGATTGGTCTAAAGAA